CTGTCCGAGGCATGTCGTTTAACATCATCTTTCTCGACGAATTCGCTTTCGTCCCAAATCACATTGCTGACTCGTTCTTTGCCTCTGTTTATCCTACTATTACTTCAGGTAAAAGCACAAAAGTAATTATAATTTCTACCCCACAGGGTATGAACCACTTTTATAAAATGTGGATGGATGCTGTTAATGGTAGAAACGGATACACATACCACGAGGTACATTGGTCTCAGGTTCCTGGTAGAGACGCCAAGTGGAAAGAAGAGACAATTAAAAATACGTCCGAGAGACAGTTCACACAAGAATTTGAATGTGAATTTTTGGGATCGGTTGATACTCTCATCTCAGCATCTAAACTAAAAGCATTAGTATTTGAAGAACCAATTAAAAGAAACAAAGGTTTAGATGTATACGAGAATCCCAAAGATAATTCAGAATATTTAATGACAGTTGACGTTAGTCGTGGCATCGGTGGCGACTATTCAGCTTTCATTGTTTATGATATCACGACAGTTCCTTACCGTATTGTAGCAAAGTATAGGAACAATGAAATTAAACCAATGCTGTTTCCAAGCGTTATTAACGATGTTGCTAGAGGTTATAACAATGCCTGGGTTCTATGTGAAGTAAACGACATTGGAGATCAAGTAGCATCTATTCTAAACTTCGATCTAGAGTATCCTAACGTTCTTATGTGTGCTATGAGAGGACGTGCTGGACAAATTGTGGGACAGGGATTCTCTGGAAACAAAACTCAACTTGGAGTTAAGATGAGCATCACTGTTAAGAAAGTAGGATGTGCCAACCTCAAACAGATTATTGAGGACGACAAACTCATCTTCAATGACTACGATATCATTAATGAACTAACTACATTCATCCAGAAAAAACAATCATTTGAAGCTGATGAAGGTTTCCATGATGACTTAGTGATGTGTATGGTGATCTTCGCCTGGTTGGTTCAGCAAGATTACTTTAAAGAGATGACAGATAATGATATCCGTCAAAGAATTTATGATGAACAGAAAAATCAGATTGAGCAAGATATGGCTCCGTTTGGATTTATTACTACAGGTCTTGAAGGTGACGAAGGTTTTGTAACTGATGGATCTATTTGGTACGGAGACGTACAGGAAGAAGTGGGATATATGTGGGACTATCGATGATGGATTTAGAAGATCAGTTTTCCCTAGAACATTTATTGTTTAAAGAAAGGAAATGTAGAACTTGTGGACAGGTCAAAGATCTTTTGAGTGATTATTATTTAACTAGAAAAAATCGTTCAACTATTGCATCCGCCTATTCATATGAATGTAAAAATTGTACAATAAAAAGGATCGTGACTAGTAGAATGACTTCCAATATTTTTGACAGATGGGAATATCCTGACTGGTAGTTTGTTCATGTGTTGTTTCCCCACTTGAAATGGTCAAAATAATAAATAATTTCAGATCTAATCTGGATACCTACAGGAGAACAAAATGGCAAGTCTCATCTCGCCTGGTATTATTATCAAAGAACGCGACCTTTCTAACGCTGTAGTTACAAATGCTCTTGCCATCACTGGAGCCTTTGCTTCTACTTTTGCTAAAGGTCCTGTTGGAGAGATTGTAAATATCAGCACACAAAAAGAACTACTAGATACGTTCGGCAAACCAAATTCAAGCAACGCCGAAGATTGGTTTGTTGCTTCGGAATTTTTAAACTACGGCGGAAGACTTGCTGTAGTACGTGCCGAAACTGCTGGTCTTAACAACGCTAACAGCGGAGCAAACGCAAGTCTATTAATCAGCAACTCAGTCGCTTTCCAAACATCTACACTTGGAGAAGATTTTGCTGCTAGAACACCAGGAACCTGGGGCAATGCTTTAAAAGTTATTGTTGCTGACAGAGGAGCAGATCAAATTATTACTCTTGCTGCTGCTCCAACTACAGATCCTGTTGCTGGCGGACAAGTAACATTCAATCTTTCTGGTGGCGGAACTGCTACCGCTGAGGTTGTTTCATACTCGGCACAGGTTTTAACTGTAGTACTGGACAATCCAGCAACTCTAATCACAGAAGCCGATGCTTTTGATAACGGAGCAGATCCTGATGTTGCCATTTCTTCAGTTGCTGATTGGTGGTCAAATACCTCTGTCGGAAGTATTGCTCTTTCACAGATTGGTCCTCGCCCTGGCACATCGGAATATGCTTCTGCTAGAGGAATCAAGTACGACGAATTACATATTGCTGTAGTTGATGCTACTGGAGCAATCACTGGTACTGCCAATACAATCATCGAAAGACTAACTTATCTTTCCAAGTTAACTGATGCTAGAGGTGCTCAAAACAACATCACATATTATAAAGATGCTGTTAATGAGTTTTCTGAGTATGTTTATACTGATGGAACTCTAAATGGTTCTATTTCACCTTCTTCTTCAGATTCTGGAGATGCCTGGGGACAAGCCTCTGGAGATGCTGGAGTAACTACTTTCAAACTCTCAGCGGGAACATCAGTAACTCTTTCTGCTGGTGCTGACGATTATGACTACAGTGCTTCTGAAATTGATTCTGCTTATGATGTATTCCTAGAGACAGAAGATGCCGAGTTAGATTTCATTCTAATGGGCGGAAGCATGGCAACCGAAGATGATACTAAACTAAAAGCTGCTTCAGTAATGGCAGTGGCACAAACAAGAAAGGATTGTATCGCTTTCGTTTCTCCATGGAAAGGAGCTCAGGTAGGAACTTCTGGTGCTTTAACTAGATCAACTCAAAAAGTTAAGACTATTAACTTCTTCAATGCTCTATCTTCAACATCATATGCTGTTTTTGATAGTGGTTATAAGTACATGTATGATCGTTTTAACGACATCTATCGTTGGATTCCTTGTAATGGTGATGTTGCTGGTCTTTGTGTTTCAACCTCAGCTACTCTGGACGATTGGTATTCACCAGCTGGCACTAACAGAGGTGGTTTAAGAAATGCTGTCAAGTTGGCATTCAATCCAACTCAAGCAGACAGAGATGAACTGTATCAAGCAAGAATCAATCCGATTGTTTCTTTCCCTGGTACTGGCGTAATTCTATTCGGAGACAAGACTGCTCTTGCTTCACCTTCTGCCTTTGATAGAATCAACGTTCGTCGCCTCTTCCTCAATATCCAGAAGAGAGCAGAAGAACTCGCTAAGGGAGTTCTATTTGAGCTCAACGATGCTACTACCAGAATTGGTTTTGCTTCGGCTCTAAATTCGTACCTATCTGAGGTACAAGCAAGAAGAGGAGTTACCGACTTCCTCGTTGTTTGTGATGAATCGAATAACACTCCAGCTGTCGTTGATCGTAACGAATTTGTTGCTGAAATTTATATCAAACCAACTCGTTCAATCAACTACATTACAGTAACCTTAACGGCTACTAAAACTGGAGTTGCTTTCAGTGAAGTTATCGGTGCTTGATATCATACACAAACAAGAGGTAAAAAACGATGGCAACTAGAATTAACGAATTTATTTCGAATATTGGTCAGGGCGTAAAGCCCAATATGTTCTCCATTGATATTCAATGGCCTGCTGGTGGATTTGCCAATGGCAATCCAACCGACTCGACAGAGAAAGATTTAATTAACGTTCTCTGTAAATCTGCTGCTCTACCTGCTTCAAACCTTGGAGTAATTGAAGTTCCTTTCCGCGGAAGAACTGTCAAGATCGCTGGTGACCGTACCTTCGATACTTGGACTGCTACATTCTTTAACGATAAGAACATGTTAATTCGCTCATACTTTGAGCAGTGGTTAGAAGCGATGAACACACACGAGGGCAACTCTGCTCCTCTCTTTGTTCCAAACCAGAGCGAAGGATATATGTGTGATGTTAGAGTTAAGCAACTTGAAAAGCATAACGTTGAGGGCGGTCAAGTCCTTAGAGAGTATGTTCTTAAGCACGCTTTCCCAACTAACGTTTCTCAAATTGATCTTGCTTATGATAGCAATGATCAGGTTGAAGAATTCACTGTTGAATTCCAGTATTCATACTGGTTTGTTCAAGCTCCTTCTTCCAGCAACTTAGATGCTGGATCAAGCGGCAGAGATGGAACCTCGAAGTTGATCGAACTTTGATCTAATAAATAGATCTATAGGAACATAGATCTATTGAGATGAGTCAACTTTTTGGTTTTATCATTAATAAGGATGGGGGGGATAAGGGACAATCCCCTATTCCCCCCAACGAAAATGACTCCCTGACTACTGTAGCAGGGGGTTATTTTGGTACTTATGTGGATGTTGATGGTTCACAGGGAAAGAACGAATACGAATTAATTAGACGATATCGTGACATGGCATTACACCCAGAGTGTGATAGTGCTATCGATGAAATTGTAAACGAGTTCGTTGTTAGCGATGCTGACGATTCTCCTGTTGAAATTGAATTATCTAACTTAGATGTAAGTGCTGGAGTAAAGAAAAAAATTCGTGATGAATTTAATTACATCAAAAGACTTCTAAATTTTGATAAAAATGCACATCAAATAATTAGAACTTGGTATATTGATGGGCGTACATATTATCACAAGGTAATTGATTTAGACAATCCAAAGAAAGGTATTCTAGAACTACGTTATATTGATCCACTAAAATTACGTAAAGTAAGACAGAAAATTAAAACAGCAGAATCAAATTCACAGGCAGCTAGAGGAACAGCCCTTGAATATGATTGGGGCGATTATGTAGATTACTATGTTTACAACCCCAAAGGATTTGCTAATAATATTAGCGTTAATGCTACATATGATTATGCTTCCTCCATGGGAATTAAGATAGCATCAGATTCTATTGCTTCTTGTAATTCTGGTCTAACCGATCTTAATAAAAAACAACCGCTAAGTTTCTTACATAAAGCTATCAAGTCTCTCAATCAACTCCGAATGATTGAAGACTCTTTAGTTATTTACAGATTGTCTCGTGCTCCAGAACGTAGAATTTTCTACATTGATGTTGGTAATCTTCCAAAGATTAAAGCAGAACAATATCTTCGTGACGTGATGGCACGTTACAGAAACAAACTTGTATATGATGCAAGCACAGGAGAGATTCGTGATGACAAAAAGCATATGTCGATGCTTGAAGATTTCTGGCTCCCTCGCCGTGAAGGTGGTAGAGGAACTGAGATCACTACACTCCCAGGCGGTCAAAACCTTGGCGAACTCAAGGATGTTGAGTATTTCAAGAAGAAGCTTTACAACTCACTCAACCTACCACCTTCCCGCCTTACGGATGACAACAAAGGGTTTAATCTTGGTAAGACCACAGAGGTTCTCAGGGATGAACTTAAGTTTACTAAGTTCATCGGTCGTCTCCGTAAGAGATTTTCAGAATTATTCCATGATATTCTCAAGACACAATTGATTCTTAAAGGAGTAATTGCTCCAGAAGATTGGGAAGATATGGAGGAGCATATCCAATACGATTTTCTATTTGATAATCATTTCAATGAACTCAAAGAACAAGAAATGATGTTACAAAGAATCAGTCTCGTAACTCAAATGGATCCATTTGTTGGTAAGTATTTCTCCGTAGATTATATCCGTCGTCAGATTCTTCAGCAAACTGAAAAGGATATGAAGGAAATGGATAAGCAAATTAAAAATGATATTGATTCTGGTCTTGCTATAGATCCAGCACAAACAAATATGTTGGATACAATGACACAGCAAAATGCTGCTTTCGGTCCAGAACTTCAAAATATCCAAGCACAAGATTCAGCTGAAAGAGATTCTCAAGCTGCTGACGCTAATTTGGATCGAGAGATTAAAAAAATGAAAGCTTCTCCAAAAGCACAGAATTAAAAATTGAATAAATAATTTATAACCTGAATTTAAATTATGTCTGATCAACCATTAGATGCCCAAGTTCTTGATATTGTCAATTTAATTGCTGATAAGAAAAGAGCTGATGCTTTGGATAAAATCGAAGACATTCTTTTTGCCAAGGCTTCTGAAACAATTGATACATACAAAAAAACCGTTGCTTCTACATATTTTGATGAACCAACGGGAGACACCACAGAAGAGCAATGAAACTAATCACAGAAACTATTGAATCTATTAAGATTCTAACGGAAGATACCAACGGAAAAAAGAACCTTTATATCGAAGGGGTATTTTTACAATCCGAAATTAAAAATCGAAACGGAAGAATCTATCCTCTTTCTGTTTTACAGAAAGAAGTTGATAGGTACAATGAGGAGTATGTACAAAAAGGTCGTGCTTTAGGTGAACTGGGACACCCAGATGGTCCAACAGTTAACTTAGATCGTGTATCACATAAGATTGTTTCTTTAAAGGCAGAGGGTAATAATTTTATTGGTAAGGCAAGAATTCTCGACACCCCCATGGGGAAAATTGCCAAGAATCTTTTAGATGAAGGTGTACAACTTGGAGTATCTTCTAGAGGTATGGGTTCTTTGGAAGAGCAGAACGGCATTAAATATGTACGTGATGATTTCATGCTCGCTACTGCTGCTGATATTGTAGCAGATCCTTCCGCCCCAGACGCTTTTGTTAATGGAATCATGGAAGGAAAAGAATGGGTATGGGATAACGGTATTCTCAAAGAATACAAAGTTGCCGAAATGAAGAAGTATATTTCGGAAGCAACCCGTAAAGATATGGAAGAAAGAACTCTCAAAGTATTTGAGCAGTTCCTTTCAAATCTATAAATTACTAAATAACTTTAGAATAATCATTAGAATTCACGAGGAAAACTCAAATGTCAGATATGTTAAACGAAAAGTTTGAGGAGTTTGCTAGTGAGCACGCTGCTGTTCTTTCTGAGGCTGGGGATCCAATGCCAACAGTAACTGCTGCTGTGCTTCCTGGAAACCAAGCTGCCTCAGGACAATCCCACACCGCTGTTAATGCTAAGGCTGGTGCTGGAGAGGGTGCCACGGGTCATGCCGCTCCTCTTCAACCAAGTATTGCCATCGGTCAAACAGCACCAACAGAAATTAATTCTGTTACCACTGCTCCTCATGAAGATGACGAGACTGGCGAAGAGAATCCTGGTGCCAAAGCAGCTGCTCCAATTTCGGGTGGCATTTCTGGCGAACCAAATCGTGGCGCTTCAAACACAGATCTACCAAACGGAACTGCTCCTAAGTTTGGTGCTCAGATTGCCTACGGAACAAAAGAAGGTGGTAGTGTAACCTATCCCATCAAACCCAAGTTTGAAGACCTCGACGTATCTGCCGATGTTGCTGCTCTAACCGAAGGAACAGATCTTTCGGAAGAGTTTAAAGAAAAAGCAACCACAATTTTTGAAGCTGCCGTAAGATCAAAACTTTCCGAAGAGTGGGAAAAACTACAAGAAGCTTTTGAGACTCGTGTTTCCGAGCAAGTAGAAGTTACTAAGAGAGAACTTGCTGAAGAAGTAAGCGGCACAATCAATTACGCTATCAATAAGTGGCTTGAAGAGAATCAAGTTGCTGTTGATCGTGGAATCAGAAATGAGATTACCGAAGACTTTATTGCTGGTCTGAAGAATCTCTTTGAAGAGCACTACATTAATATTCCTGACGAGAAAGTTGACGTTCTCGAAGGTATTACTGAAGATCTTTGTAAGATGGAAGAGCGCCTTGACGAACAGGTTAAGCGCAATATTGAACTTCAAAATCGTCTAAATGAGTCTGCCAAAAAGATTATCGTAAATCAAATTTCCGAAGGTCTTGTAGACACACAGAAAGACAAACTAGCATCCCTCGCTGAGGGAGTTGAGTTTACTACCGAGGAAGATTTCTCCAAGAAACTCAACACTATCAAAGAGTCATACTTCCCCAAAGAAGGTGCTCCTAAAGTAGTTGCTGACGAAACACCAGTGGAATCTGAAGAAGTGACCCCAGCAATGGCGGCATACCTTCAGGCAATGGCCCGCTGGAATCAGTGATTTCCTAAATAATTAATATCCACATTCCCTAACAAAACAAACGGAGATAACAATGTTTAACGCAGAACATCTCCAGGAGAAGTGGTCACCTGTTCTTAACCATGGCGAAGCTCCTGCTATCCAGGATCGCTACAAGAGAGCAGTTACCTCTGTACTTCTGGAAAACCAAGAACGCTTCATTCGTGAAGAGCGCGGTATGCTCAACGAGGTTGCTGTTAACTCACTAGGCGCTGGCACCATCTCACCTGCTGGTTCAGCTCTAGGTTCAAGCAACACCGCTGGACTCGCTGGTTTCGATCCCGTTCTAATCAGCCTAGTTCGTCGTGCTATGCCTAATCTCATGGCATATGACATTTGTGGCGTACAACCAATGAGCGGTCCTACTGGACTAATCTTCGCCATGAGATCTCGCTACGAGAACCAAGGCGGCGAAGAGGCACTCTTCAACGAGCCTGACACTGGATTCACTGGTGGTTACGACGCTACCACTGGCGCTTACACTCCTCGTACTGGCGCTGGTGTTGGTGGAGATTCGGAAGGCAACAACCCTGCTCTCCTCAACGATGCTACTCCTGGCACCTATGAAGTAGGTTCCAAGATGAGCCGTGAAGATCTAGAGCGTATGGGCGAATCGGGTCGTCTCTTCCGTGAGATGAGCTTCAGCATTGAGAAGACTTCGGTCACCGCTCAGTCAAGAGCACTCAAGGCTGAGTACACCCTAGAACTCGCTCAGGACCTCAAGGCTATCCACGGTCTAGATGCTGAGCAAGAGCTCGCTAACATTCTGTCTAGCGAAGTTCTCGCTGAGATCAACCGTGAAGTTGTTCGTAGAGTATACACCG